ATTAGAGTGTGAGGATTAGGGGTGGGTGCATCCCCACCCCAGTGGCTTAGCCTTGGGGTTGTCACTCACAGGTCAGTCCAACAACACGGCAAACCCCAACTTAAAAACCCCAACAACAAACACAAACGCTATATATAAAATACTATACTAGTTAATACTAGTGGTGGTATAAGTGAGTGAGGGTAATGTGAAAGTTAAAACTAGGGGTGAAAAGAACCTGTGTTTGAGTAGGGAGAGGGTGGTTAGTTTGTTGGATGCCGTGTATGTGTTGTCTGAGTTTGTGAAGCCTGAAACTAGATTGACGGATTTGCTGACTATCCGTAGCGTGATTACTACAATACTGAATAGTGTGGTGACGGTTGAGAAAAATAAGGTTAGAGGCTCAAAGTGTGACATAAGCATGAATATGACGCTTAAAGAGCTTAAGGAAATTCTCCAGGGTGGTGAATGATGCCTAGGACAAAATCAGAGGAAAAAATGATTCTACTGAGCTTCCACTTGCCTAAGAAAATGCTTGAGGATCTTGATGAATTGGTTAGGAGTGGTGCGTTTCCATCTAGGAGTGAGGCCATTAGGGTTGCTATAAGGGATTTAATCAATAAAGAAAAAGGTGACTACAGTAATCAATTAATGGAAGGTAGGTAACGTGGGTGGTGGCATGTTAGTTAAAATCTATGCCCTGGTTCATAGTGATAAAACAATGGATCAGGAGTTTAAGGAAATGTTTAATGAGTTTAAAGAGAAACTACCCAGTAAGTCCATTAATATTAGTGATGGTACTCAGTGTACCACAATGGTGGGGAGTATGAGTATTGTCAATATTTGCGTTGGCAATGAGTATGGGAAGTTAATAATCCGTAAGACGGCTTATGGGTTAAAGGATGCGTTTAGGTTTGAGATTCATGGTAAGGATGCTTACGTGTTTAAGATACTAGATATAATTAATGATGTGCTGAGTAAGCATGGGTATAGTATTGCTGATGATGAGGACTTGGACATTGACATGTATGATTAAACCCACGTGAACCCTTAAAACACGTGTTTTTGTTTTTCCCAGTTTCTTCCACTAATTAACTAATTATTTAATTAGTTATCCACCCGAGGGGTTCTTTGGGGTGTCTTGGGGGAATATTTAAAAACCCCCCTGAAGACACCCTACTGGGTGAACTGGATGCAAACCCAAACCCAAACCCCAAACCAGGGGCAAGCCCAAACCCAGGGGTTCCAAAGAAAAAAGGTAATATACGTTAAGGTAAGGTACTACGTTGGTGCAAATAACAGGCTAACGTTCTATATCCCAGCTAAAGATGGGGTGGTAAAGGAACAGGTAATTGTAACGGATCAGAAATGGGTGACTGAAATTATCACCTATCTAAAGACAAAAGGGAAACACTATAAGGCTAAGCATTATGGTTATAGTTCTTTTGCTCGTATGCATAATGTGTACACTAATGATGTGTGGGTTGCTAGGGTAAGTGCAAAGAGACTATTAAAGTTGATTAAGGCATCAGAATCATGGATAAGGAGTAGACATGCATACAGGATAGTGCAATTATTAGAGCAAGCAGGTGGTGGCAATGAGTGAGCAAACCAGTGGGCAAACTAGGGATGGGCAAATCATTGTTAAGACAGAGTATATTGTTAATAAGAGAAATGAGGTTGTTGCTATGAGGGTGAATGTTTACGTAACACATTGCTTTGAGGAAGTTAGTGTGGATATAAAGGCGTTTCTTGAAACGAATGCAGAGAAATGCATGCCAATACCAATTGGTTCCGTGACTTTGTTTGCTGGGGAAGTTAAATCAACGGAAGCGGTGAAAAAGAAATTCAACAAAATAGTTGATCTAATCACTGAGGCTAAGGAATTTGACACAACACTGAATAATATTTTGAGTGCTGTTAAGGATATGGCTGATGGAATAAAGGCAATATATGAGGAAAAAATCACACTGGGAGAGGTGGTGTGATGTGACACTGGGAGAGGCTAGGAAAAAGGTAAAGAAAGTAAAGATTGGTTTCACTGAGGATGTGTATAAGGAAGCTAAGGAATTAGCTGATAAGTTAGCTGAGGGGAATTTATCAAGACTCATAAGGGAGTTGGTTCATGAAAAGTATAAAGAGGTTTTTGGTGGTGGTGAAAAATGATGATGATTACCTTGGTCTCAATGTTGAATAACTTTGGTGTTGATGTAACGAGAAGGGAGATTTTTGATAGGTTGGTTAAGGCGTTTAGGGAGATGGGTATTAGAACTTACACCTCAGTGGACGGTAAGGGGTTTGTTGCTTTTAATGATAGTGAAGCCATCAGTGTTAAGTTTAGTGATTATGAGGTTGAAATTAGAATATTCACTGAGGTTAAGGAAGCCATGAAAGCAATGGCTCTTATTGATACTATCCTGGATAGTGCTGGGATTGATATTAACAGATTCAATATCACAATTGATTCATGCACCATGTAGGTTAAACTTTTTTCTTTTTTTGTTTTTGTTTTCCCAAGTTTCTTCCACCAATTAACTAATTATTTAATTAGTTACCCACTTGGGGTTCCCTTGGGGTGTCTTGGGGGAATATTTAAAAACCCCCCTGAGAGTACCCTACTGGGTGGTACAGGTGGACACCCAAATCCCTATCCCAACCATGGTGGATGAAATGGATGAAATGGAAATAGCTGAACTATGCGAAACACTGACTGACAGCGAATTGGACCTGTTGATCCTTTGGAATCATCCATTAGCAAAGAGGTGCATTGACCTGGAGATCCTTGATGAAATACTGGATGAACAAGCAGAGGAAGAGGAGAGGATAGAGGAGGAAGTAAAGAGAGCGATAGAGGAGTCAGCAAAGGAAGTAGAGGAAGAACAAGAAAAGGAAAAATGTTGTAAGATAGAGAGAGATGGGGTGGATTAGCATGCAGGCTAGGCCAATTAGGTACTATGATAGTGTGGAACTTGTGAAATACTGCTATGGTGACATGTTGTTGCCCTCGGATGTATATAAATACCTACAGGGTCACATTAAATCCGCTACCACGTTAATAATGCCGTCTAACTTTTTCACATACCATGGTCTCAGTATGGATGGTAAATATTATATCATGGAAGCTAAGGAGTACATTAAGTTATATAATTGGCTGGATAACGAGAAAGGAATTAGACTGTTTATAGAGCCGTTTATGAATGATAGGCATCTAGTTCCAATAGTTAGGTTTCCAAGGGGTATTGATGAGTATATGGATAAAGACCCGAATTTATATCAAGATACAGGCTGGCTAGTTGTTGATTTCAATAGGAGAGATGGGTGGTGGGTGGTGAGGAAGAAAATATACATGGATCTTGATGATATACCCAATGTTGCTAAGTATAAGGGTGATGGGAAGGCGCTCTTTTTCGGTATATTAACATACTTCCCAGACGTAGAGTATAAGGTTGCATTTAATGATAACGAGGTAGATAGGGCATTAAGTATGATACCAAAGGAAGTATATGAATCTATGTCTAGGGATGAAGTGAGTTGGTTGTGGCTATTGAATTACCTGGATGACGTAAGGGTTGTTTACCTGTTTGGGAAGGGTCACGATGTTGCCGTGGGGTATGCTGTTACGGATTGGCTGAAATATTTTGTAGCAGGGGTCGTTAAGTAGTAATTCTTTTTTTAAAATACCTGTCTTTTTTTGTTTTTCTTTTTTCTTTTTTATTCTCCTAGGGATTCCTCAAACCTTTTTCGTATTACCTCTGGATCATACTTGGCTATCCACTTTTCTAATCGTTTCTTCCCGTCCTTGGGTAATCCAGATTTACCCATGTGGTATACGGGAATGTCTATTATTTATTTTTAATTAGGGTGTGTTCACCAGGGGTATTGGCATGCACCGTAGTAGCATGATAGTGCAAATGCCCAGTTCCTAATCATGTCAATGTCATATTTACTTAACCCATAGGATTGTAGTGATTGTAGGAATTGGTATAGTGTTTGCCCAGACATGTAGCCTCTGGCGTATGCCCTTACGGCCCAGTACACTGTCTCAAACATCCACCTACCATACTTCCTAAACTTTGCAAGTGTCTTTAGTAGTGATTTGCCGTAGTCGCTTATGATCCAGTTCTTGCTTAAGTCATCTATGAATGTGTCGGGGTCAGGTAGGTAGTATGTTAGGTTTAAGGCATGCCATGGTGTTGGGATTGAGTTTCTGAATTGCCTAATCACATACCTGAAGTCAATCACTTCCTTGATGAAATTCAACTTAGTGTCATCGAAACCGAAAGCCTTGGCTACCTTAAACACGTCGTTTGTGATGTCCTGTAGTGTTAGTGTTTTGTTGCCCTGGGTCATGGGCATGTTTACTTTGACTGTGAGCGGTATGGTGGTTATTGTTATGATTAATTCGTTTAATGCACGTAGGAAGTACCTAATATAAGCCCTTATTTCAGCATAGTCTTGCCATACCTTAACCCAGTCACTTGGTATCCTCATTAACTGTGCTATTTCATTGAATGCTGATAGGTAGGATGGGTTATAGGTTGCCATGGTGATTAATTGCGTGATTGTGGGGTAGTAGGGTGGGGCATAGGCGTTTACTATGGCTTGGGCTAACGTGGGGTCAAACCCATTATTGGTTAATTCAGTTAAGGCATCACTGGGGGTTATGGCATGCCTTCCTAACCAAACCCTAGCCATTGTCTCTATAAACCTGGGTAACCCTAAGGCTAAGGCATATGCCTGTGTTAATTGGGTTATTGCCTCTATATCGAATTGTGAGATACCGAATGGTTGTAAGTTGGCTAGGTAGGTGGTAAGTACCTTTTTGGTAATGTACCCTAGGGCATATGCTCTTACTAATTCGGTAACGGCTTGGTGAATCCACCTATTGTACTTACGGTATTTGGCTATGTCAGTCAGTATTGATAGGCCTGTGGTATTTATGATCCAGTACTTTGATAGCGTGTTTATGAACCCTACTGGGTCAGGTAGGTAGATACTATAGCCTAAAGCCGTGCGTGGTGGTGGTATCGAGTTCCTGTATTGCGTTAAGCTGATTCTTAAATCAATTAATTGATTCACAAATCCAAGCTTTGTGGCATCGAAACCATAGGATTGAGCTAACTTTAGTATCGAGTTAGCCACATCGCTTAGCTGTGTTGGTTTCCCGTTTGCTATGACTGTTAGTGTTGTTGGGATTATTGCCATTACCGTGACTAACTCGTTTAATACACGTGTGAACCACCTTAGATAAGCCCTTATTGCCACGTAGTCTTCCCACAGTTTAGCCCAGTCACCTGGTATCCTCATTAGTTGGATTACTTGGGGTAGTTTATCCATGAATTGAGGTAAGTATTCACTTAACACGGGCATTTCCAAAATGGTTGGGTAGTATGGTGGGGAGTATGCCTTAACCAGGGCATTGGCGAAATCCACGTCTATCCCGTTTGCTAACAACACCTGTAGCGCATTATCAGGTGTGACTGCATGCCTACCGAGCCATACCCTTGCGTATATTTCAAAGTTCCTTAGCAAGTACCTGTGGTAGACTAGGTTGGCTATGAATAGGAAGACTTCCCTGGCTTGCGGTGTTTCTTTCATTAATGTTGTTAATTCATCAATATACTTAGGAATCTCTGTCTTTGGAATCAACCCCATGCCTATTAAACCCAAGATCCTATACAACGCATACCTTGCATAGTACCTTATCCTACGGAATGTTCCGATTAATTGTTCAACCTCAAAGTACTTGGCTATGGCATCATTGAATGTTGAATCCCACGTTAAGTGCATTTCCACACCTGTAATGCTCTTATACAGTGGTGCGTAGTATTTATCTAACACGGTTGTGACGTAGCCAACCATGTTGTTTATTGAGTCACTTATGCCGATCAGGTAATCCCTAACACCTGCTAGTAATGCCCTAAACATGTTCCTCATATACGTATTGACCTTATCCATTAATGCCCTAAGCATCATTAGTTTTGACTCTGGTTCAATGTACCTCACGGGTGCGTTTAACCATCCCGTCACCCACTTTTGATTGTACATGTCAAAGTAGGCTACGTGTACTGATACTGGGAACATGTTGTTCATCATTTGTAATATGGCGGGTATTAGCTCTATGTTTTCTCTAATTAGATTCAGCAATCCTGTCCTTAACAATGTCTTTGATGCGGTGGTGACGTCAAAGACGGCTCTTAGGGCTATGAGAGGCGCAACGTATGGGTGGAAGCCCCTGGCCATTAACACGTTTGTGACGTAGTCCGTGTATATTTGGATTGGTGATGTTGCGTTGGGTTCCACTATCTTAGTTAGCATTGCATACATGGTGGTTTCGTTAGTGATCCTATACTCACGTTCATAGTAATCCCAAATACCATGCCTAACCAGGTGCTCAATGTCACCCCTGTCTAATAGATGGGCTGATTGGTCTATGATTAACCATGCATCTGAGGTGTATGACTGGCCCGTTGTGGGGTCGTTGATCCATGCAAAGTGAGCCCTACCATGCCATTTCTGATATTCCGCTAATGCAAGTAATGCCAAGTCATATTGGAAGTTCAAATTAGCAGGTGTTTGCGGTATAAATGCGTTGATTATTTTAGCCTCTGATTCGGCAAAAGTCCGCACCTCAGGTGGTGGTACATACCACGCAAACCCTGACAGTGCACGCATTGTGAAATTCCACACCTCAGTTGCCGATGGGAGTTCATAGGCTCTTAGGTAGTACATGTAGGCTACATCGGGTGGAACACCCCTAGCCCACATTGCCTTAACGAATGACTGATAGGCTAATGCAGGTTGCTGATTGGGTGGTGCTGATGCGGGTAAGAATAGATCCCTTAGCATGAATTCAACCAAGTCATGTGTAGTGGGTAATTCGAATAATGGGGCTACGGGTAGGTATCTTACGTTGCCGAATTTATCAACCACCGTTATGTAGTTGTTTTGTATTTCCTTTTTGAAATCACTTAATGCCTGGTTGGCAACGTCAATTGATGTGAATGCTGATGGTAATGCTATTGTCTTTGCAATGTACCAGTATGGGAAGCCTCTATAAATCATTGTGTTAGCCACATTGTTAATGTTTTGTGTGACGTCGAATCTACGGGCTATGTCAAGTAATTCACTGTGGCTTGGTAGTTCAAAGGGCATGTTGCCCATTCCCATTGAGTAGAATGTTAGCCACCACACGTAGCGCCATAAATACCTGAGAGGCTCCATGAATGCTAATGATCCGCTTAGCGCCATGCCCCTTCCCAATTCATCACCCAACTTATCCAGCAAGTCACCGATGGGTTGTAGTAGTTTCCCGAGTTCTAGCCTGATCTTTAAGCCCAATCCTAGGGGTGTTAAATCAACTTCCTGCGCCCCAGTTGCTGATCCTATTTTCTCAAGTAGTTTCCCTAGGAAGTATATGGATGATGCTATTGCGGTTGAAATAATAGCCACCGCACCGAATGCGCCCGTTAGGTTTGGTATTGCTACTTTAACGGGGTCTACACCTGACTTTATTATGATGTATGGTTCATTTTTGAACACGTCACGTGACATCATTGCGGGTATTTCGGTAAGCATGACGGGTAGGAAGATGCCTTTCATTGCACCGTCCACAATACCCTTTGCGAAATCCGTTATTCCACTTCCCAGGTTGCTTAAGCCACCTGCTAGCGTTTGCGCTAGTTTAATGAAACCTGAACCTAGTCCCTGGATTTCATTGACTATCCAGTTGAAAATGTCCTTTAGCGTGTCGTAGAATGACTTAAATGCATTCTCAAATCCCTGGCCGATGGTTTCGAATAGTTTGATTATTTGCTGTATTGTTTTGTTTTTGCTTAGCCCCTCAAAGAACTTGCCCACTGATTCGAAAAAGTTGATGATTACCTTAATGTTGATTGTTTTTAGGAAGTCCATGAATGCCTTATACACTGCATCAAAGACTTTTTCAGGTATTTGGGATATTGTTTTTGGTAGGTTTTCTATTGCCTTTATGAATCCCTGGAATGACTTTTCAATGTCGTTGAATAGTGTTTCAAACCCTGAACCAATGGTTCCCAGGTTGCTTACAATTGAACCACTGATTGATGTGAATGTTGCGTTTAATGCGTTTGCGAATCCCTGGGCTTCCTTTAGGAAGCTTTCAAAGTTTGACTCAATGCCTTTGGCAAAATTCTCAATGTCCTTGCCCAGGGTTGTGAAAAAGCCCGTTATCTTTCCGTAGGCTTCCTTTCCGAAATTCTCAATGTCCTTGCCTATGCCTTGGAAGAATGATTCAACGTCCTTAATGAACCCTTGGATGCGGTTTCCCACGTTTGTTAATGCATTGTACACTTGCTTGCCGAATGATTCAACGTCACTGATGAATTGTTTGAAATACTTGCCTGCGGTGTCTATGAAATCGCTAATGTACTTGCCGATTGCCGTGAATGCGTTCCTTATGTCGTTGCCTATGGTGGTGAACACATTGCTTAACGTGGATGCGAATGACTCAATGCCGTGTAAAATGTCCGTTGCTATGTGGCTGAATGTTGATTGGACTGTGGATGCGAATGACGTTATTGCGTTGATTGCCGTGGATATGAAAGACTCGATGCGTGGAAAAACTATGGTTTGCAATACGTTTGCGAATTGGGATAGTGCGTTTTGGATTGTTGATCCGATTGATGTTATTGCGTTGATGATACTCGATACTGCATTTTGGACTACACCGCTAATCTGTGATATGATGCCACTTAGCGTTGATGCGAATGACGTGAATGCGGTTTGGATTGTTGATGCAATGCTTGATATCGTGGATATGACACCTGATAATGCTGATTGGATTGATGAAACTATGCCCGTTATGGTGGATACTATGCCCGATAATGCTGATTGGATTGTTGATGATAGTTGTGTGGCTAGGCTACCGATTGCTGATGCTAGGTTGCTGAATTGGCTTGATATTGTCGTTGCAATGCTACTTAAGCTTGATGCCAGGTTGCTGAACCCTGAGCTAACCGTTGATGCAATGCCTGATAGTGCTGATGTTATGCTTGATGCCACGGATTGGAACGTGTTAGCTAAGTTACCTAGCCCTGATTGGATTCCGCTTAATGCGCTTGATAATGATGAACTCAGTGAGTTTAATGCTGATTGGACGGTTGATGATAGTGTTGATATTCCGCTTGATACGTAACTCACAACACTGTTAATTGCCTGTACAACGGGTTGTAACAGTTGCTGAATCCCAGTCGTAATGTAGTTTGCAAGGTTTGATAATTGTTGCGCTAGCCAGTTTTCCAATTGCCCTATGGGGTCTGTTAAGCCACCGTATTCAACGATTGCATTGTTGATGTCTTCCATTGTTAATTGCGATAATGCCTTCTCAATGACACCGTTGTTTAGGTTGTCCTGTATCAAAATGCGTATTTCATCGGGGTTGAAAAACGGGGTGTCCATTATCTTCCACCCCTGGCTATGGTTTTACCGTAGTTTGCCTTAGCTAACTCATATAGTATGATTTCCTGCATTATCTTTTTCTCTAATTCCCTGGGGTTATGGAAGTCCAGGGGGAAGACGTTTGATACCCAATTGTCATCATCATCAATAATTTGCACTGAGGCTATGTAGTGTGGATCCCATGGTACATTGGCTTTATGGATCTCTCTAATGATTACCTTAACCACGGTTTTGAGAATTAATAAATTGAAATTTATTTTTAATGATAGGTGGGGTTAGTACTCAATTATTTGGATGACCCAGTTGTCTGTGTTTGACCTTGGCTTGGTTGCTGTGTTGGGAAAGGGGATGATGCTGGGGCTATGGTTGTTACTTCCACCTCAGGTGGCTTAGCGTATTGAGCCAGTGTAGCCTTTAATCTATCGCTCATTAATTGACGGATGTCATTGTTAATCAGCTGTAGACCGTAAAGTGACAGTAGCGTATTCATAAAGTAAATATTGTTATCAACCTGCTTGTTATAGATGTTTAAGTACCTGTCCTCAGTATAATGCCTATGCATAGTATCCTGCTGGATAAGTGAGAAATACTTATTATCCATGTCCATGGTGTGGCGTGCTGATTCAGCATTGAGAGCCGTTGCTACGTTAAGAGCGGTGGCTGTGGATGCAATTAGTTGGTTCATTGCGTTTGTCTGTGAGTTTAGTGCTTGGACTTGGGCTTGGGCTAATTGTGTTTGGTTATTAGTGCTGTTAATGGACATGAATATGTAGACACCCAGGGCTATTACAACTACCATAATTAGTATGATGATGCCAGCTGTTATGGGGTCTATGTAGATGACGTAGCCATTGGATGTTGTTGTTTGTGCAAACACTATGTGCGGGTTGGCTATCATTAACATTGCTAGTATTGACATGGCTATCGCTAACTTGCGCTTATCCATACTCATAAGATTTGTGAGCGGGTTCATACCGTTTTTAATTGACTGTGTTGTGTAATTTATTTTTAATCTGAGTAACTATGGTTTGTTCAACGGTGTTGGGTAAACCATTGAGCCACTGCATCCAGGTATCCCTGCTTTATCCGTGAATTGCATCAATAATGCGGGTTCCAGGAGGGCATACTTATCATCACCGTAATTAACAAAGGACTTCCCGATGTCTAAGCCGATGGCGTGGGTTACGTAGCCCCAGTATGTGCAATTCAACGTGAGTTTAACATTAACAAGTGCTTTGAGGTCATCCTCAGGCATGTTTGGTGTTGCTAATGCTATGCCTAAACAATTTTGTTGATTAGCGTATAGACAGTTGCCTGCAACGTAAATAGCCCGTGGATAGGGTTCATCGGTTTGGAAGCTAATCGGTGTTGGCGCCTGAAATGTGGCGTAGCCGTAGTCATAGGGTGACGGTATTTCAATGTTGAAAAAGAGTAGGATGTTCCATATCCACTGTGGGAAGGTGATGGGGTATGTGATTTGAATGTTGCTTAGCCTGTATGTTGCGTTGCCGTATTGTAACGTGTCTACGCATTTCATGACATGCCCAGCACTAACCACAGTGTTATTCATTATCTCATAAACTGAGCCACCGCAATTACCCGTTAGTTTTGGGGATTCACCGTTTGCGTGAAAAAAATCACTCTCACTAATAATAACCTTCCTTCCTTTCTTGTCATAGAGTCCATCGGCTTTTTGAATGAATATTCCCCTGGTTACTAGGTCTTGGACTGTTATGCCGTCCTTAAGTTGAACCACTATTATCTTGTCTCCTTGGAACAGGGTTTTGAACCGTGGCATGGTTCACCTTACCCATGCCGTGTAATTTATTTTTAATCATGAAACAGAAACAGACCACCAAACACTATATGACGTGTTAGGCAAGACAGTCAAGTTAATACCATAATAAAGAATGGGAACATATGGATAATTATAAGTAGTACCTGGACAGTTTGGAATAGCTACGGAATTACATACTGTACCACTAGGACAACTACTGGCACATGCACTAACAGGATAAAAATTCACGTTATTAATTATATCTAAATTAAGCGTTACACCACTTGATGGGAAGCACAAAGGTCCTGTAACACTCCCAGTCAGGGTAAATGTACCAGATGATGTAGGCACTTGCGTAGATATCCCAAAGGCGCTAGTACTGTAGTTACTAACCCACGGTGCATTATCAACAAGGATAAAATAATTACTACCATTATTTATATCACTGCCTGTACAACAAACATCATTCTGTGGTAACTCAGTAACGGATACACATGTAGCAACTGCATCACTGGCACATGAACCACCAGTGATGGGACAGACATAAAAACCATAATTAAATACCCACGGCAATAATTGATAGTTGTTGCTAACTACGGCATCAACATCCGTGTAATTAAGCACATAATTCTTCAAGAACCACCTAATGAATGCTTTATCCTTAGTACTAAGTGCCCTAGTAAATCTATTTCTATAATATCTAGGGATTTCTTTTTTGTTTACAACGACCGCTAGTTGTTCGCTATTTTCCAGGATTGGTAGGAAGACTGAATCAACATAGTGCATCACAATATCATTCCTTGCACATGATTTATCTAGCGATTTTATGTATGCCGTGAAACGATTTAACCTATCCTCGATGCCTAGCCTTTTTGCACCGTACCTAACGTAATCCCTGGCTATTTCCTCAATTGCTATTGACATGTTAATGTGATTAGTCGTTAAATATTTGTTTTTAATCACTGTGGCTACCCAGTACCCGCTGACGTAGTCATTGACGTAGATACCGTAGTAATGGATGTTGTTATTGATGGCGAACTAAATGACGTGGACGTAGTTACTATTGGGAATTTGATGGATGGTTGTTGCTTAGTCATTAAATCCTTTATGCTACACGTTGCACTGCCCACCGTGTTGCTTATGCTACTACTCATATGTTAGTGGAAGCAACGTAATTATTTTTGTTTTTAATCACTGTGGCTACCCAGTACCCGCTGATGTAACCATTGACGTAGATGTAACAACGTTTACACCTGCAAACGTTACCTGTCCCTGCATGGCTGGTAATAGCCAGTTTAGTTTTATGTATTGCAATATTTGGTCAATTGCGTATAATGCATTTGTTAATGTGTTCCAATCGCTAGCACGCACTGGATCCATCATTTTCTTTTTTGGTATGTTATTGATAACATACAGTAACTGATTCTCATATGGAACAACCTGTGCGGGTTGTGATGAACCGTAGCCCCACACGATACTGAAGAAATTCGTTACTACGTTGTACGCAAGGTTGATGTGATCCCAAATTGCATTGAATTGTCCATGGAGGACGGGTTGCCCAACCGTCACGGATGGTAAGTTTGATAACTCAGTAATGACGTTGTTGTATTGGCTCATTAGTGAGTCGCCAATGCTAGGGTTTTGGCTACTTATTTCTTGGATTAATAAACCGAGATAACACAGTTGATATTCCAGGCATAATCGCCTATCATTCCACAGTGATGGTTGTATTATGTCACCTGGGCAATGTAGCCCTAACGTTACGTTGCCTGAGAGACCTGATAGTGAAAGTGTGTAGTCACTACATGTTGTTAAGCTCACGTTTCATTCACCTAATTGCATGTTGATGAACTTGTTAATTCTAACAATGCCCTAACGTAACTGTAATTCTCTGAACGTAGGTAGATCTGGATGGCATCGCACACGTCTATCTCAATTTGTGTTCCTGGGAATACTGGGAAGTGTTGCCCACTTGCCCCACCCACGTAGACCACATAAGCCGTGTCCTGTGTGACATAGAGTAATGCTCTCTTAATGGGTGTGCTTGAACTTACCAATGTCGTTGCCGTGCTTAGGACGGGTACTACAATGCTCATTAATGCGGTTGGTGAAACATACAGTTTAATGTTCTGTACAGTTTGCTGTACCTGTTGGACTGTGTTTTGAATGTTGATTAAGTAGACTGAAATGTAATTGTAGATTTGATTGATTGCACCCTGCAAAAATTGGGCGATGTAGATTGGATCCAGGTCATGCAACACTTTATACCCTTCCACGTAGATTTCACTACCGAAAAATGCGCCATCAGCTGTGTAGACTGAGTAGAAATAGGGGCTGAATTGACCGTTTGTTAGGATGATGTTTGTGTAGAAATTCAACGTGTAGACCTGATCCACGGCTGATACTAATGCGTTCCAATCCGATGAACGCAATACTTGGAATGGTTGTTTGAATGGTACTCCAAATACGCTCATAGCGTGGTAAAATTAAATAAAACTAATTTATTTTTAACCAGAATGAGGGGTGTTACTTAGCCCCTAGGACGTCTCTCAATTCCTTTACCTTTTGCACAATCTTCCTGGCTTGCTTAACCACAGGGTGGTTAAGTAGATTGGGGTCATCCAGTGAGGCTAGTTCCAATGATAAATTATATGCCTCAGTCACTAATTCCATTAGCTTATCCGTGAATGCCTTGGCTTTGGGGTCAATGGTTTGTTGTTGTAATGCTACATTGGGGATGACTGGGGATGTGGTTGGTGATGGTGGTGTTGTTATTGTGGGTGTTACAATGGACTGTCCACCTGTTTGAACCCTGGTATCGGACTCAGACATATCGTGCTAAGTATGTTTAGCAGGGTATTTAAAGTATTCGGATCTAAACCAAAGTTAATCCATTTACTTAACCATGCCTGGTTGAATGCTTGCAATCCTATGCCTTCCCATGCCCTGTATCTAACCCTGTCATGGTTGTGGTGGAATGCCATGCAGTATTCTACACCTGCATCCTCATATGCGTTGATTAGCCATGGGTTAGCCACCGTGTTCATCAACATGTTTCTGATTGTTTTTCTAATAGTCTTAATTAAATCCATTGCCCTACCCCACCTTTCAGCACGTGCCGTCAATGGTGCGAATGGTGCGTTTTCAGCTATGTCTGGGAAGGATTCTTGGAATAAGTCCACTAAACTTGGTGGAATAGGTATGTTGGGTAATGCTGGGTCTATGAATGCCGTCTTAATTGCCGTTTGTAACGGTGAATAATTGTTTTGGACGGCTTCACCGATGCGCCCCACTAACCGAGTGAATAATGGATTTAGCATTGAAATTGGTTCATCAATGAAATACTCAATGTCCAGGGGGTTCCAATCCAGGACAGTACCCCATAGCACCTGGTCTATCACGGCAAACTGTGGGTATGCGGTTGTTCCGTTTAGTGAACTGATTGTCGTTAGCCATTGAAAGGGCAACACTACGTAGAGTGGATCGGTTACGGATTCTGGGGCGAATTGTGAGAAATCAAGTATCATGACGCCCATTGGTGTGGTTTTCTCAATAATCTGCATCACAGTGTTTAGTAGTCTGTTAGCGTAGATTGAGAAATCAGGGCTTACGTCCACACCTTGCAAAAACGTTGGGGTTGTCATGTTGCGTGAAACCTTGTTGATTGCCGAACGTAGCCACTGTTTGATATTCACTACCGTGAATCCTGGGTCATAGTAACTGTAATCGAATTGTGATTGCCCATATATTGCCTTTGTTATTTTTGATTGATTAAATATTAGCTGAATGTTGGGGAGTACAATGTTGATGGGTGTGATGTTTGTTGGTGGGATGTTTAGGCTTTGAATGTAGTTTGTGAAATCTGGGAATACTATGCTTAAGCCTTGCCATGTGTATTCATCGAATTGTATCGGTACATCGAATTGGATGGCGAATAGGAAGTCTAACAATAGTGATGTTTCCATTTCAAAGTTGAATGGGAAGAATTGTATCGTGACACGGCTTGGTAGCACGGTGACGTCCTGCTTATTATTCAAAGTAACCTTAGCCTGGTGTACACCACCTGTTCCGAATAAGTTATATGATTGGACTGGGGTGGCCATTGACTACTCAATGTATTTAACTATTTTTGTGTATAAATTTGTAATCGTCATGTCTTTCACGGCATCATAAGCACGCTTAGACCTTTCCTCATATTCACCGCTCTTAGCCATATCAACTGTCTCAATGATGGCATCAGCTAGGTACTGTGGATCATAGTCATGTAACTCAAATTCCACCCCATTATCAACAATTTCCTTGATGTTATCCCAGGGGAAAGTAATGTTGGCTTTAACATCAGCAAACTCGTTGAATGGTTCCATGTTCACGAAAATAGCTAACCTACCTAAACTATTGGCCTCTAGGACTGGTAGTCCGAATCCTTCCGCAAGTGATGGAACTAAGACGTAATCAGCTATCTTAAAAAGTGCTAATACTTGTTTCCTTGCCATTTGCCCGAATTGCCCCACAACGTAGATTGAATCCTTTGGGGCATTGGGTAGAACCTTATCCACCGTGGACTTGTCCGCTATTGCTAGTATAACAAACTTGGATCTAACATTCTCTGGGATTTTGTTTAATGCATCAACTAGTTTATTCCACCCCTTGCGTAGGTGGGATCCTTCCGCTATGGCAAAGATCACCTTACCTGGAAAGTCATGCTCGATTTTCTTCCGTAGGAATTCAGCATACTCGATAGCTTCCCTATTTTCATCGGGATCATAGGCGTGGTGGATAATATCCAGGACGTGGTAACCCACCTCATTCAATTTATTAGCCGTGTACATCGAGTTTGCTATAAAGTCAATGTTGTACCACACTGGGTATCGTGATGGTTCACCGTATGGTGTTCCCTCAGCTGTCCCATACCACACCTGTTTGAGTGATTTTGCGTAGATTTTGTTTGTTGAATATTGCCCAGCGTAACGGCTACTCATTGTGGTATTGACTGGGAAGATCCATAGGACGGCATTTGGACGGTAGAAAAGAAAGTCTTGATGCATGTAGTCACTCGATACTTTCACGTCATGCCCCATTGCCCTTGCAACCTTGGCGATATGTGAGGCTACAGTCGTTAGACTCGGTGCTTTAGCGTGTACAATCATTAATTTCATGAATGTGGAAGGAAAAAAGGATGAATTAATTTTTAATGGTTTGATTAGGCTATTGGCTCATTAGTATGATAGCCCACTGACACCGAGAGCCTGGGCAATGGCCTGCAGGATGGTTGGGTTAGCACCGTATGCGGTTTGGAAGTAGGACGTGAGACCATTCACCTCATTAGCAAGTGCTGAACCTGTTATCCTCTGTGTGGCATGCCAAACCTTTTCACCAAACGCTATGTAAACGGCTCTGGTTGGGCCAGCTACACCATACTGATCGAGTATGCCACCTATCAGGGACTGTACATTAGCTACGCTTACTATGCCCTCCTGTGCCCTGGAGACTGCCACTGGCTGTACCTCAGTAAACCTAGTTTGCACTACTGTAGGGTCATACTTAGCCTGCCACTTAGCGAGCCTCGAATTACCTGGTTTGGGTAAGCCCCTACCCCTGGCCATATTGGTCAAAAACCCATCCTGTCATGTTTTATTTTACTGTTATTCTTTTACACTGTGCTTAATGTTTAACATTACTTACAATTACTTATGATTAATGTTAATCATTCATCATGTGTGGGGGTTACGTGTTTGCCTGGGTTGTGTTGGGGTTTGTGACTGGGGTTGTGTGTTCATTGTTTGCGTGGTTAAAAATAAAATAGTGACTGTGTGTGTTTCCCAGGTGGTGTATGTGAGTGATGGGGATGCTAGGAATAAGCGTATAATGATACTTTCGAATGTGGAAACCCGTCCATCGAAACTCGTTAGTGGACTTGTTTCCTACATATCGAAATACCTCATTAGTGTTGATTATGAGATTCATCAGAGATATGATGGGAATGATGTTGTGATTGAGGTTAGGATTAAGAATCTTGCTGAGATGATTAATAAGTATGGTTAAAAATAAATAGATGTTTCCGTTTTTTTAAACGCTATGAGTGTGGATTTGAGTAATGTGATAAATGAACTGCACACTAACATGGTGGCTAGCTTCCTAGCCAACATATTTAGGCTAAAGACGGGTTACGTGTACATTAAGCTTGATGGGATTGATCCACAGAAACTTGGGAATGCACTTCAGGGTTTGATTGGGAATGACTATGATGTTAAGATGCAGGTGGAGAAAGGTGGATTAGCCGTGATGGTTAGTTTAAAGAAATAGTGACGGTTATAGAGTTAAATAGTTTGGTTTAAAATTAAAATCATGGTTATTGATGCGGGTACTGTCTACTACATGTACCCCATGAAACGTAAAATGTCATTCAGTTACATAGCTGAGAAACACGTTGAAATGCTAAGGGAGAGGTTTAACGTT